TCATTGGATAACGCTGGCACTCCATACTGTAATGCCGCAGCTTTTGCTGCTTTGTCAAAATCACCACCGTTTAATGCGTAGTTAATTGCGGTCTGGCCCACAACCTGAGATGTTGCAGAATAAGCGCTGGCCGCTTGAACTCCAGAAACAGCATCAACCGCGCCTATGGCGCCACTTTGGCCCATGATGTATTCACCTAGCTCTCCCGCAGCTTCTGGAAAAGCAACGATCAAAGCGAGTGCGGCTAGTTTCTTTGGGTCGCTTGCAATATTCTCTACTGTCTGACCCAATTGGCTAGCAACCTTTTGAATAGACTCAGCTGTATCGCCGGTAAAATTTCTGATTGTTGCAACAGCGCTTCCGCCAAGATCGCGGGCACCTTCTACAATATCGCCTGTAATCGAATTTGGGCCGACAACTACGCCTACAGTGTTGTCATACAATTTTTCAGCGGCTTGTTGGAGGTCTTTTAACGGGTTCCACCCATACTCAGGCAACCCAGTCTCAGGGTTAATGGTTCCCGACCCGCCCAGGGCTTTTAGCAACGCTGCTTCTTGCGGGTTGATATGAGCCAGCATGGTGTCACCACCACGCCCTTTTTCAGCCAAGAGAGAGGCAATACCTTTTAGATTGTGTGGGGGCTTGGTCATGTCTTGTCCTTACTGCGTCAGGTCATATGTCACTTGTTCCTGAAATTGTTGCGCCTAGCTGCAAGTCCCAGTTGTAAGCGTTTGGTAGGCTAGTTTCACTCACGCCTCCAGAGCCGGTAGCTGTGACAAAGTCTGTTTGAACAATGGTTCCACCTGTCATGGCAGTTGCCGCCACATCGTAGTCCACATTGGAATCCGAGGGAACCGTTGCCGCCCATGTTGCGCCAGTCAGGGTGGCATTCTTATACAGAGCCACCTCGTAGTTTTGGCTGGTTGTGGGAAGAACCTGCACCCGGTTGGGAAGAACCACAGCGCCAGTGCGTCCAGAAGCTAGACGGATAGAAACCAACGGCAGGAAGGTTGTGCCAATGGTAGATAGAACTGTGGTGCGTCGCGCCACATGGTCAATCGATGTCTGCTCAAAACCCCCCTCCGATACAACGGAAGAACAGATCTGGGTCAAGGTTGCCGCCAACGCAGAGGTTGCAGTGGTAATTTCATAACGCACCGGCAGGATAGCGGTGGTCATGTAAACAGTTGTCCCGTAAACGTTTGCCGTGTTAAACGTATGGCAGACAATGTACTGGCCGTTAATGATGAAGCCACAGCGTACCGAGCCCACACCCAGCCATTCAAAGTCCATCCATAGAATCTGCGGGTGTGATAGGTCAAGAGTTATTCCAGAATCTCCTGTACCGTCTAGCTTGTCTCCGTTCCAGTCTGTCTGGTTTACCGTTCTGGTGTCATCCACTGAACCTCCGGTATAAGACCGCATTACAAATGAATTGGTGCTTGCGACCTTTTGGAAAAAGACTCCGTTTTGGGAATTGAAATAGCCAACCCGCTGGGTGAGGTTTGCGCTAGTGTTTGTATCCATCTGGAATGTTGCAAGAACCAATAATCCTTTTCCCGGCTGATAAGGAAAACTGCGATATGTCTGGCGAACCACAGAGCCAACACCTCCAGCCGTTACGCTCATGCTGACGCTTGACTGGTTGGTGTTAAACGTGGAAGAGCCGGTTCCGGTGGTTGAGGTGTCAAATTGGTTATCAGAAGCGTAGCGGCTTTGGCTGTCAAACAGCGTATAGGGTTGGCTGACGCGCAAACGCCCAAAGGCATCCGTGTTTGTCCCGCCGATAGATACAGGAACGGTTGATGTAGTTGCCATAAGCTGTCCCACAATCTTGTTTAGCTGGTTGAAGTACAGACGCAGAACGTTATTTAACTGTTCTTGATATGCAGATTCATAACTCAGCGGTGCCAAAGGAAGGTTGGGCGGTACAACCCTAGCTAAAGCGGAGTTCGACGTAACAATTAACGTCATGTGTTACCCCTGCGTCCATCTTGTTTGATGTCGATGCGAGGTGAACCAAGCTGCCATTGAGAACCAATTTGCTCGTTCTCAAACTGCATAATCATCTGACGACCACGCACCCTGACATATACCTGACCGGTAAACTGTTCAATCGGAACAGTGGCAGTTCTAGTCACAGAAGCATAATCAACCCCACCCTGCGACGTAGGATTGTTGTACCCAGAACCAGAGTTCTGCATTGGGATTAAGGTCATTGTACCGGTTGGGGATTCTGCTGTAGATCCCCGGAATGTAATATCTGGCAATATGCGCCAGACAAAACCAAACTTGTCGCCATCGTCAATATCGAATTCAGCAGAACTGATCAATGAATATATGGCTACTGGGTTTGCGCCTGTATTGTCATCAGTTCCAAATTCATGGTTAACAATATTGTTGGAATATGTCGTGGCAATTGGATTATTCCGAAGCCCGGTATCCAACCATGCGGTGCGTCCAAGTTCTCCGTAATACCAAACGCCTTCCCCGTTGTTTTCAACATAATTAAAGACAACATATCGGTCAACGATTGTATTGGGGTTGCTTGGCGTTCCGGTTCCGTCAGGCCCAGTAATTGAACAATAGAACCACCAAACCTCGTTGAAGCCTTCGTTGGTGCCGGAGAAAACCTGCTGGCTTTGGCCCAAGTTAATATCGCCGTAAATATACTGGCGCAGGTCACAACGCTGGGTCTGAATCCTACCGTCATATCTGTAGAACTTGTCAATACCCATCCAGAACACAACGCCGGAGGCCAATGAGACTGCGCTTTGACTGATGATGGATATGTTGTCACCCAGTAGCTGGGTGCCCCACCATGGCTCGGCTCCAAGATATTGCATGGAGTATAAAGATGAATCTGTAAACACTACAAGTTCTTGGCGAGTCTGAATTGCCGTGACGATCTCAGACCCATGAGAAAGCAAAGAACTGCCTGCTTGGTTGACCTCATCAGGATCCCAAACGGTCAGGCTTTCTTTGTCCGACCAGCGAACCAACATAGGGTTCTGAACCGTACTGCCGTAGTCATTTGTTCCAAAAGCAAAGACAAACCGCAAGGTGTCAGAAACCATGATGTAGTTCTGCATCAGTGGGGTCTGGGCATCCCCGCCTAGGTAAGAAATATCTATCCCTCGGTTGGAGATCGAGTGGGTTCCACTCTGCGATCCGGTTGTGGTAATAGCCGTCCCCCCCTGCGTTGCCGCAAGAGAGAATGTAGTACCGCTTGAATTAACTACATAGTAAACAGTTCCCACCAACAAGCCCGTAGGCAATGCCCCGGTGGTTTGCAAAATAACAGGGTCTCCGTCATTGAGTTCAACCGTGGTCGTTACAACACCCGGAGAAGCAATTGTTACTGTAAACGTTGGCGAGTTTATGCCAAGCGTAGCCGTCCAGTAATAGATAGGCCCGCCCCGGGGCCCAAAAAGAAGGTTTTCGCCAAAGTTCATTTGGCTCCATAAACGCATTGAATCTGTGGATGGAGTGCTATACCCCCATGTTCCAGAACCCCAAGAACCAGAACCCCATCCAGTCAAAGGCGTTTGATAGCTTGGGCCAACGTTTATCTGATAAACAGCGTAAACAGTACCACCGCCGGTAGTTGTTGAGCTGGCGTTTGATGACGCAGTAATGGTGTATGAGGTAGAAGATACCTTAGTAATTTGGTACTCACCTGCAATTGTTAGCCCGCCAACGGCAGTACCACCTGTAAACGTGACAAAGTCACCGTTAAGGAACCCGCCAGCGGCATCCGTGACGGTAACAGTTGGAGACCCTGAAGTTGTGGCAAACGGATTGGTTAACGTAACCAAGGGTTTAGTTGGCGTAATGTCTTTGTAAACTCCGCCAACTTCAATGTAAAACTTTAGGTTTGTTCCAACGCCAAGCAAATTAAGACCGCCAAGCGTGATCCAGTTCCACAAGGAACGGCAAAGACCAAGGAACGTATTGGCAGAGATACGCGCCCAGCCGCCAATCTTCTCAGGAGTGCCTTGGCGAAACCGCACCCATTGGCTTTCATACCAACCGTTTTCGCTGGTGTAGCGGGTGTTTTCTTTGTTTACACCGGCTGTGAGCTTCAGTTTTTTGAGCGGCATCTGTAATCCTACGACAAGAACAGGGCGCGTTCATCGATCCGGCGGTTTTGAAGCCCTTTTAGGATTTTGCCACCAGCCATGCAATACTTCAATAGCTCTTCCGCAGCACCCTCTTTATCGCCACGATTGAGCTTTTGACGCAACGTCGAACGCTGGAGGGTGCCAAGGCCGACGTTAAAAGAAAAAGACACAAGAGCATCAAAATTGCCTTGTGTAAGACTGCCAGGACAGTAAAGAAGCACCCCGCGCTGGAAACGTTGCAAATCTGCTCTAAGAATTCCATCGACTTCCTCCATGGAGAACACCCGGTCATCCTCCGGGCGCAGGGAAACAGACATCCTGTCCTCTAGCTTTAGCTTACCCTGTTCAGGGGGGCATCTGTAAGCCTTTTGTCTTACACCTTCATGATGGCGTATAAGTTTCATGCACTTTTCAGACACTTGCATTTTTGCACCTATCAAAGTGGTACCGGCGCATATTTCCACCCCCGCCTTGGGTGCCGCAGTGTGGGCACGTTACCACCTCCCGCTTCCCGCGCATAGCCTGCATCTTCTTGGCTCGCTGCTCCGGGTCGGCCCACTGCTTTTTAGCGCCAGCGGAATAGGTGTCGTGGTCGCGTTTGCGTCCACGGCTTGATTTGCCATATTTTTCTTTTCGTTCTTCAGGTGTTGTCATTTCAGACAACAATTTCATATGCCAATCGGCACGTTTGCTTGGATGTGTATCGCCACTTGGCATGCCTACCGCACAGCATTTGGTGTTATACAGGTCTTTGCCAAAAAACAACTCAAGGAATGCCTGCTCAAGTTCGCGCACTTCTTTTTGGTTATTGGCCTGTCCAATCTGAACAAAAACAAAATTTTGTTCGCCATATTTATTCCAAGCACGTTGCAAATGTTGGCAGTGATGGTTGCCACGTTTAAGCATCCGTTTGTGCGTAGTCATACGAGCATTAAAACCTACGGTACTGCCAACATAAGCCTTACCTGATTGCACGTTTTTAATGGCGTACAGTGTTGTCATTTGCCAAAAGCCTTACCGCCAAACCAAAATGCAATTATGCTGGCAAACAGGGCTTGGGTGTCGTTGTCCCAAAGCTGGTCAGACATATCTGCAAACGACACATCATATTTAAACCCGTGCCAAATCAGGGCTGCGTCGATCCCAACCAAAAGGACGAAAAACCCGTAGGTGATGACCGGTCGCACGCTGGCACGCAGGTTCTTCATCCACTGGCTAGTTCCCTCGTTTAAAGATGAGTCATGTGCGTAGATAGCCTGCATCTCAGCCTGTTGGGCGGCAATGACAGAGATCTTTTCGTTGGATTTGGTTTCCATCTCAATCTGCTGGGTATGGATGTTTTCAACCCGCTCCTGGGCTTCAAACCCCATTTTGCGCATCTCAAGCTCCCGGGCGATCTGCATCTGAGCCAGTTCTAGCTCATGCTTCTTGTCCGACCGGTCTTGGAAGAAATCCAGCAGTTTGGGCAGACCGCCCATTAGGAAGGAAATAAGGGTGGATAGTAGTGTTAGCATTAGTAACTCTTTTTGGTTAACATTGAAGAAGCGATAGTCATAAGGGACTGGATGTCCTCTATGCTTTCAGGTCGATCTTTGAACCCGATGGTAATTTGACCGATGAAACGTGTTGCGTCCGGTGGTACAGAGATTCGACAGCCGTAGGTGACGCCAACCTCGACGTACCACAGGCCGATTTCGCTTTGTGGCTTGTGGTA